CGCCGTGCCCAAGGCACACAACAGCCTTCGGGCGTTCAAGGATGCCGAGACTGCCTACCGCTCCGGTATGCACATCAAGGGCTACGTGTTCGGCGACGCCGACGCTCGCCGCTGGTGCAAGGACCACGGCGTCGAAAGCCGCGTGCAGGCTGGCGGCGTCAACTCGCTCGGCGGCGTGCTCGTGGCCGACGAGATGAGCAACGAAATCATCCGGCTGGTCGAAGAGTTCGGAGCCTTCCCGCAGTACGCCCGGCGCGTCGGCATGAACTCCGACACGCTCGTCATCGCCCGCCGAACCGGTGGCCTTGCCGCTCGGCCGGTTGGCGAGAACGTGGAAGTGACCGCCAGCGACGTGACGTTCGACAACGTCGAACTGAACGCCAAGATCTGGGGCGTGGCGAACCGGGTTCCGAATTCGCTGCTTGAGGATTCCATCATCGACCTTGCCGACGCAATGGCCGTGGAAGTGGCCCAGGCGTTTTCCGAAGCCTTCGACAACGCGGGCTTCATCGGTGACGGCACCTCGGCCTACCACGGCGTGACGGGCATCTGCCCGAAGATCCTGGAATCGTCGCACTCGGCTTCGGTCGTGACCGCGACCAGCAACGCCACGTTCGGCTCGCTGACGATGGGCAACTTCACCGACATGGTCGCCAGGTTGCCTCTCTACGCTCGCCGTCAGGCTGCTTTCTACGTCAGCCCCGCCGGGTGGGGTTCCGCGATGCTGCGTCTGGCGATGCTCCCCGGCGGTGCCTCTGGCCCCGGCGGGAACAGCACCAGCGACGTCGCTGCCGGTTTCGGGGAGCGGTTCCTCGGATATCCGGTGCGGCTGGTTCACTCGATGCACTCCTCGCTCTCGTCCAGCACGGGAAACGTGGGCGTCCTGTTCGGCGACCTTTCGCAGGCAGCGACGTTCGGCGAGCGGCGAGCGGTCAGCATCCGCACCGCTTCCGAGCGGTACATCGAGTTCGACCAGACCCTCACGTTCGCCACGACCCGAAACGCGATGGTCGTGCACGACCTCGGCTCCACCACGAAGGCCGGTCCGCTGGTCGCCCTCAAGTTCGGTTGATCCACCACACCCTCTCTCGGAGAACCTTGACCGATGAATCACGTTGAAAATACCAAGACCGTTGCGAAGGTCGTCGACGGTGCGAGCATTGCTCACTCCATCGACTGCCGTGGCTTCAACCACGCCTCTATCGACGTGGCGTTTGAGCCGGTCGCGGCGGGCGGCACTGCCTCGGCGGTCGCCACAGTGCTGCGGCTGGAATCCAGCGACACCGACGGTTCGTTCGCGAGCCTCTCGGGGTTCGTGGGCGGGACGGATTTCACGATCCCGACCCCCGCGAACACGGTCGACACGACGGTCGTGCGGTTCGACGTCGACCTTCGCGGCAAGAAGCGATACCTCAACGTCGCCTCGACGCTCCAGGCGTCGGGTGGCGTGGCCTCGGTCGTGCGTCTGTCGAAGGCAGAGAACGGCCCGAGCAACGCCAGCGAGAAGGGTGCGAGCGTAGTTGTCTCAGGCTGACGCTTGACCTCACTGCGAACATGAACGGGCGGCTCTCACGCGAGAGCCGCCCGTTTTCTTTTGGAGGTTGCCTGTGCTTATCAAGGTCGGCGGCACCGAGGTCGAGATCCGTGCGGAAGCGATTCTGTCTGGCCCGAGGTTCGGCCCGTTGGCCAACCTGTTCGGCTGGGCACAGGCCCTCATGCCGCTCGGCATCCGGCCCACGCTCGGCCAGGGTGCGTTCTGGAGTCAGGTCTTGACGCGGATGATGGAGCAGTTCGTCGACCAGTGCGAGTACATCATCACGCTCGACTACGACACGTTCGTCTCCCGGCAGGATATTGAGCAGCTGTTTGCCATGGCCCTGGCGTTTCAGTGTGACGCACTCGCGCCCCTGCAGGTGAAACGGGAAGACGGGCGGCCGATGCTTACGCTGCTGGGCACGCTCGACAATCCGCCCGAGGGCGGTGCAAGCACGCTGCCAGCGTCGTGGTTTGCTGAGCCTGTTCAGCAAGTGGACTCCGCTCATTTCGGCTGCACGATCATTTCGACGGCGGCCCTGAAGCGAATGAAGAAGCCGTGGTTTTACGAACGGCCAGACCCACAGGGCAGCTACGGCGACGGCCGCGTGGACGCTGACATCGGCTTCTGGCGAACGTGGCGAGATTCTGGAAACAAGATTTTCGTGACCCCGCGAGTGTCAATCGGGCACGGCGAGTACGTCGTGACCTGGCCGGGCCGCGATCTCGGAAAGCCGGTTTTCCAATACACGGGCGATTGGATGAAGGAGAACAGGGCACCCGAAACTGCATGGAGTATCACCCCATCGTGAAAATCAAAATGAAGCGGCCCTACGGGGCATACAAGGCGGGCGAGTCGGTGGAGGTAGACAACGGGCTGGCGGTGAGGCTCCTGGCCTGGGACTACGCCACGCGTGACCTTCAGCCCCAACTCTTGGAAACGGCATCGCTCGACAACGAGGTCGAGTCGGCAGACGTCAATCCCAAAAAGAAAAAGCGGACCGAATGAGATTTCGCAGCCTCAAGCGGATCACCGTTCCGGTAGTCGAGCCGGTCTCGCTCGCAGAAGCGAAGGCGCATTGCCGCGTCGATTCCGACGATGACGGGCCGTACCTCATGTCGCTTGTGTCGGCCTCGCGGGAGTGGGTGGAAGACTACCTCGACCGCACGCTCGTCAAGACGCAGTGGCAGATGCGGCTGGATCAGTTTCCGCTTGAGATCGAGCTGCCGCGACCGCCGATGATTGCACCGTCGGGCGAGACGCCCGTTGTCTTGAGTTACACCGTCAACCAGACCGGCCAGGCGGCGACGCTGCCTGCGAACGCGTACCGGGTCGACGCCGACTCCACGCCTGGCGTGCTTCGCAACCTCTACGGCGGAACGTGGCCGAGCAACCTCGACGATCCCGGCTCGGTGACGGTGACATGGTGGGCGGGCTACGGCGTTGACGGGCAAGCCGTGCCCACACGCATCAAGCACGCGATGCTGATGCTGACCGGAAACTGGTACGACCGCAGGACGGCGGCGGACAGCGTAGCCGCCGTCGAGGTTCCCTTCGGCGTGAAGGCTCTGCTCGACAGCGTCTCCTGGGGGAGCTACACGTAATGCCGACATATTCACAACTTCCCGGCCAGCTTGGCCTCTCGCTGCGGCGTGGCGATGAGCTTGGCACGACCATCGACTTCTCGCCTACGACGATGACCGGCTACACGGTGTCGGCCGTCATCACGTCGCTCGTTACCGGCAGCACGGTTGCGGCGTTCCAGACCACGCTGACCAACGCAGCGGCTGGCATCGTGAACATCGCCCTGACGGAGCAGCAGACAGCCGCTCTGCCGGTCGGCACGTACGGCTGGCGTCTTGAATGGGATGCACCCGGCAGCGTGCGGCGTACGGCACTCCAGGGCCTCGTGGAGGTAGTCGGGTGACCACAGCTACGGTCAACGCACAACCGATTACAGCGTCCGTGTCCGGTTCCACGGTCACGGCCACGGTGGGTTCGTCGCCTGTGTCGGCCAGCGTCAGCGGCGGCGTCGGGCCGCAAGGTGCTACCGGGCCGTCCGGTCTGGCCGGTGACGGCTCACTGTCGGCTCTTATCGACGTTGAAATCACGCAGGCATCGACGGGCGACGTTCTGCGATACGCGAATGGCAAGTGGCGAGATTACCCGGACGTTGACATCGTCGACGGCGGCAACTGGTGAAACAATAACCGGAGACAATCATGGCAAATACATTGCGGGTCAAGCGGCGTGCGTTGGGCGGTGCGAGTGGTGCGCCGTCGAGCCTGGCTCAGTCGGAGCTTGCGTGGTCGGAGGTCGACCAGATTTTGTACATCGGGCAAGGCTCGGGCGGCGGTGCCTCGGTAGTCGCGATTGCCGGGCCGGGCAGCTACGCGACATCGTCGCAGCTTGCCAGCTATCTGCCGCTCACTGGCGGCACGATTTCCAGCAACCTGACGATTACCGGAGACCTGACGGTCAATGGCACGCAAACCATCCTGAACTCCACCACGTTGAGCGTGGATGACAAGAACATCGTTCTTGGCGACGTGGCAACGCCGAGCGACTCGACGGCAGACGGCGGCGGCATCACGCTCAAGGGTGCCACCGACAAGACGCTGAACTGGGTTGACGCCACAGACGCGTGGACGAGCAGCGAGCATATCAACGTCGCCAGCGGCAAAGCGTACTACGTCAACGGCGCGTCCGTATTGTCTAGCTCGACTCTTGGAAGCGGAGTCACTGCGTCGAGCCTGACGAGCGTCGGCACGATTGCGACGGGTGTCTGGCAAGGCACGGCCATCGCGGTCGGTTACGGCGGGCTGGGATTGACGGCTGCGGTGACGGGCTTGCTCAAGGGCAATGGCACGGGCTACGCGGCGGCGACGGCTGGCACCGACTACCTCGATCCAAATTCGGACATCAACGGCGGAACGTACTGATGCCTCGCGGAAACAAGATCCAGATTCGGCAGGGCACTGGCGTTCCGTCTGCGGCGGATTTCGTCACGGGTGAGCCTGCGTTCGATGCGACGGCCGGTGCGTTGTACATCAAGAACGGCGCGGGCGTGATGGCCAACGTCGACAGCAAATCAGCGAGCGACCTGACGCAAGGCACGCTTGCGGATGCGAGGCTGAGCGGCAACGTCACGCTGAATGACAATCTGCGCTGGGCGATGCAGACGACATCGACATCGATTGACTGGTTGCCGCGCGGGCACGGAACCATCGGCAATGCCGGTACTTCCAGCGGCGGTCTAATGCTGGCGTTTTTCACAGCCCCTTATTCATTCACCGCCACCACCCTGACTTTCTGCACGGGCGGCACGGCTACAGCAGGGCTTTCGGTGTGTCGTTTTGGGCTGTTCACCGTGTCCGAGACGATCACCAATAGCACCACC